TCAGAGGTGGTCCGGCGGCGGGCCGAACTTGCTGAGCAGTGCATCGATTAACGCCGAGTCTGCACCGCGCCATGTGATCGGGTTGGACTCTTCAAGCTTTGAGTAAATGGAGGACAAGTACTGCCCGTATTTGGAAGAAAGCACTCGGTCGGCAGGCGGGTCGCGCTCAATCTTACGGAAGTCCTCTTTCTCTGTACCGCGCTCCCAGCCTCTTGGAGTCAGATGCCATTCGGTCCACTCGTTGCTCGCTGCCATAACTTTCCCCTTTCCTTAAACCATCCAGCCGCCTGCCCACACGACCCGGCCGATGATCTGCAGTTCATCTAGGCGCTCCTTGGGCACGGCCATGGTCTGGTAAGCCTTATTCTCGCTGATGATGCTCAGCGAGCCGTCGAACTGGCGCTGGAGGCGTTTGGCGTACAGGTGGTCATCCAGGTGGATGACGTAGATACCTTCGCCCTCCAGGCTGTTGCGCTTGTGGTCGATTAGGACGGTGTCACTGTCGTCCAGCAATGGAACCATGGAGTCGCCGCTGACCTGGATGGCTGACAGGCTTTCCGGGATCAGGCCCTTGCGCTGCAGCGAGTAGCGAGTGAACGCCAGCTGGGTCCAGATCTTGGCTCCCTCGTTCCAGGAGCCGCTGCCGGCGCTGCAACGGGCATCGTAGAGCGGGACGTAGACATATTTGTCGTCCTCAGGTGCGACAGGTTCGGAGTTGCTCTGCGAGGCAAGAAACATCTCTCCCGCCCCCGTGGCTATCCAGTCCAGCGCCACACCCTTACCGGTCGCAAGCATTGCCACTGAGTCGAAGGCTGGCATGCCCTCACCCGCAATCCAGCGCTGCAGGGAAGAAAGGGCCACTCCTGCCGCACCGGCGGCCTGTTTTCGAGACTCGTACAGGTCAGCAACCGCAGCGATTCGAGTTTCTATTCCCGAATACGGAAAGGAAACTTCTTTTTCGGATTGAGTGCGTTGTTTCTTTTCGCCGTAAGTCATTGATTTTAAAGCTCTCGATCTACTTTTCGGGCAAATCAAACCGAAAACAGGAATGGAAACTCTCAAATACGGTTTTCGCATTCCCGTTTTTGGGATATGTTTATCCGCAACAGGCCGTTAGACAGCCTAAAAAAACCACCCGCCAAGATGGTTGTTGCGATGAACGTTAAAGACGTACCTCACGATCCGGCTCGCCGCTGGGAGTGGATCAAATACCAGTTGCGCGTCCGGGGTAGCTCCGCTGCCAACCTAGCCCGCCAACTCGGGATAACCGACCGGGCTATCCGCGCCACCAAAGAGCGCTCTTACCCTCGCGTTGAGCGCGCCATTGCCGCTGCACTCGGAACCACACCCGAGATGCTATGGCCGGAGCGTTGGAATAACGACGGTACCCCCATGCGTCAGCGGCCAAATCGGGCCGAACACTCGATGCAATATCACTGTACCGGGTCCGCGAAGGATAGCCGTTACTGTCCTGTTCCGCACCGTATAAGCGGCAAGGAGGCCTAGACATGCGTCACGGAAAGGACGACCGCACGCTAGACATCTTCGAAGTCCCCCAACCTGTTTTAGCCGTACCGGGCTGCGGCAACTATGCCGTCCAGGTCAGTGAACTGGTGGGCGAAATGCTCAAGGGCTCTGAGTTGGATCGCTACGAAATCGCCGCGCGCATGTCGCGCCTGTCTGGCGATGACGTGAGCAAACACATGCTCGACGCCTGGGCCAGCCCAGCCCGCGCCGACCACAACCTACCTCTATATAGAGCCGCGCTGCTGGAAGAGGTGTGCGCCAGCCATGTGCTGACCGACTGGCAAGTGAACCTGCGCGGCGGGCGTGTGGCCTATGGCCGCGAAGCGCTGGATGCCGAACTGGGTCGACTGGAGCGCGTGGCATCAGACGCCAGCCGCAGAGCGCGAGAGCTGAAACGACTGATGGGAGAACAGCAATGAAAGCTCCGCAGGTAAATGCAGCGATACGGGCCATCCCGCAAATCGAAGTAGCCGAACGCAACCCTGAGGCGGCGTTTCGCGAGTACATCCAAACGGCTCAGCTCAGTGAGCATGAATGGCAAGCCCTCTTTATCTATGCGTTGAAGCTAAAGCGTGCTCGCCACGACTTGGCGCGCGCGGCGGGAGGCAACCATGCGTAACTGGTACACCGCCCAGGAGTTGGCTGGCGTGTCTGGTATGCCCGGCACCGTCCAAGGCGTGCGCAAGACTGCCGACCGCGAAGGCTGGGAAGGCCAGCGCCGCCTTGGCAGCAAAGCCATCGAGTACGCCTTCGCCGTGCTGCCCAAGGAAACCCAAGCTGCCCTGATTGCCGCCTCGGTAGCCAACGCGCAACCAGAACCTGTCGCCGCGCCCTTGCCAGTTATTGCTGAGCGTGACGCCGTTTCCGCGTCACGCCTGACCGATGAGCAACGCTCGGTGATGACTGCGCGGTTGGCCTTCGTCCGCGAAATCGAGCGAATGAGCCAGGTGACCAGCCAGCAGCGGGCGATCATGACCCTGGTCGGTCTGGCCAAAAGCGGCGACCTGAGCCCCTACCTGAGTGACCGGGTGATCCGCGCCAACGACCGCAAGACCGAAGATCGCAGCCTTTCTGAACGCACCCTCAAACGTTGGTTGGCCGACTATCGCAAGCAGGGCGAAATCGGCCTGGCGCCGGCCCGCCGACAGAAAGACATGGCCGTGCCGAGCTGGGCCAAGGACTTCCTGCGCTGCTTCCAGCGGCCGACCAAACCCAGCGTCGAGGCCAGCTATGCCGAGTTCGCCGCCAAGTGCCAGGGCGAGCGGCCGAGCATTCACCAGGTACGCCGCTTCCTTAATAAGCTAAGCGTGGAAGCCCGCGAGCAAGGCCGCTACAGCCCACAAGAGCTGAAAGCCTTCCAGCCGTTCCGCCGCCGCACCACCAAAAATCTGTTGCCGGGCGACGTGTATACCGCCGACGGCCACAAGTTCGACGCCGAGGTGATCAACCCGCACACCGGCAAGCCGTACCGACCGGAGATCACCACCGTTCTCGACGTGACCACGCGCCGGGTGCTGGGCGTGTCCATCGGTGAGGCGGAGAACACCATCGACGTGATGTTCGCCCTGCGCGATGCCATCGAGCGCGGCGGCATGTTCGCCATGTTCTATGTGGACAACGGCTCAGGCTTTGCCAACGACACGGTGCGCGAAGTGGTCGACCGCCTGGGCGGGGAAATGACCCACGCCTTGCCCTATAACAGCCAGGCCCGTGGCCTGGTCGAGCGCAGCCACCAGAGCTTGTGGGTGCGTGCCGCGAAGAAGCTGACCAGCTTTATCGGCGCCGACATGGATAAACACGCCGGCACCAAAGTGCACCGCATCAGCCGCCAGCAGCTGCGCGACACCGGCACCACCCGCCTGCTGCCGACCTTCGCCGAGTTCATGGCCGCAGCGGAAGTCGAGATTGAGGACTACAACAACCGCCCGCACCGTGGCCTGGCCAAGATGCGCGATCCGCAGACCGGTCGCATGTGCCACATGAGCCCCAACGAAGCCTGGGACGCCGCCCGCGCCCAAGGCTGGGAGCCAATGATCGCGCCACCCGAGCTGGTGAGCGACCTGATGCGCCCACAGGTGATCCGCAAAACCCATCGGGGCGAGGTCGCCTGGGATAACAACCGCTATTTCCTCGACGCGCTGCGCGATTACCAGGGCGAACAAGTACGAGTGGCCTACGACGTACGCGACGCCTCGCGAGTGTGGGTGCGCACCCTCGACGGCGAGCTGCTGGGCGAAGCCCTACTCGATGGCAACGCCAGCGACTACATGCCGCTCAACCGGGTCGAGCAGGCCCGCGAGAAGCGTGCCCAGGGCCAGATCAAGCGCGGCATCGACAAGATCGAGACGCTGACCGGTACCCGCGTGGAAATGATCGCGCCGACTTCGGCACCCAGCGCCAGCCTGGAGCCGGCCCAGCTCATCAGCGCCCAACAGTACGCCGTCCAGCTGATGGCCGCAGAAGCCGAGGCGTTCGTGGTGCCGGGCGACGCCATGGCCCGCTACCGCCTGTGGCAGCAACTCGACAGCCGCCAGACCGGTGGCGAAGCACTCACCGAAGACGAAGCCAGGTGGCACGGGCGCTACCCCAACCACCCGGACTTCGCATCCATCCAGCGCATGTTTGAATTCGCGGACGAACAGGCCCGCGCTTGACCAAGGGAGCTATACCAATGAGCGTAACCAAGATCGTACCTTTGACTAACGTCGGCCTGCTGGCCAGTGCCATCGAGCGCGCCATGATGCGCCCGCAAGGCTTGCCCGGCCTGGTGGTGAAGTACGGCCCCAGCGGCATGGGCAAAAGCGTGGCCGCCGCCTGGGCTGCCAACCAGCACCGCGCCTACTACGTCGAGTGCCGCGACACCTGGAGTAAGAAGGCTTTCCTGCTCGCCATCCTGCGTGAGATGGGCATCGCGCCGCAGCGCACCCTGTCGGAAATGGTCGACCAAGTGGCCGAACAGCTCAGCCGCAGCGGCCGCCCGCTGCTGATCGACGATGTGCAGTACCTGCTCGACAAGGCCGTGGCCAACATCCTGACCGACATCTACAACGCCAGCCAGGGCACCATCGTATTGATCGGCGAAGAGCGTGTGCCGGCCAGCCTGGCCAAGCTGGAGCGCCTGCACAATCGGGTGTTGGAGTGGGTGCCGGCGCAGCCCGCCACCCTGGCCGACATGCAGCAACTGGCCGCCGCCAGCTACCCGGACCTGCACATCGCCGATGATCTGCTGGACAACCTGCGCCACCAGGTGCGCGGCTGCCTGCGCCGGGTAGCGGTCAACCTGTACCGGGTACACAGCGAAGCCCAGGCCCTGTGCCTGGATAGCATCGACCTGGCGCAGTGGGGCAAGCGCGGCTGGTTCACTGGCGAAGCCCCTGCGCGGAGGGCTGCCTGATGGCCCAAGGGCGGAAAAAGATTCACCTGGAAATGCAGGGCGGCAAAAGTAACCGCCAACGCATCTGGGAAGCCATCCGCGCCAACGCCCAAGGCTTCACTGCCTACTCGGTTGCACGCCAAGCCAACACTCACGACGCCACGGTGCGCAGCTACCTGCAGTCTCTGGTTCGCGCCGAGTATCTACAGGTGGTCAGCGGTGAGCGCTTCGAGGAGCAGACCCTACGTCTGCTCAAGGATGTCGGGGCCGAGGCCCCGGCGGTCACCCGTGACGGCAGACCCAGCACCGCCGGCAAAGGCACCGAGGCCATGTGGCGCACCCTGCGTATTCTCGGCGAGCTGGATGCCGAGCAACTGGCCGCGCAGGCCTCGATTGCGGCGCCCACTACCCTCATGACCGCACGCTCTTACCTCAAGTGGCTGAACCTAGCTGGCTATGTACAGGTTGTCCGCAAGGGCAAGCCTGGGCGTCCGGCACGCTACCGGCTTGCACCAGGCAAATACACCGGCCCGCGCCCGCCGATGATCCAGCGCATCGGCCAGGTGTTCGACCCGAACCTGGACGCAGTCGTGTACCGCCAAGCCCCGGAGGTGGAGGCATGAGCGCCGCGCATCTGCAGGCCTGGGGCGAGCAGCCGCCACTGTTCGTCCAGCTGCTGGGCGCCGAAGTGGCGCGTAGCAACATCACCGCAACCGGCAAGCGCATCGGCATGAGCCGCAGCACCGTCAGCCTGGTACTCGCCAACCGCTACCCATCGCCCAGCACGGCAGGTGTCGAGCGCCGGGTAATGGACGCCCTGGGCCGCCTCGAATGCGTGGCACTCGGCGAAGAGATCAACGTCGAGCAATGCCAAAGCTATCGCGAAAAGCCAGCCCCCACCCACAACCCCAACGCCATGCAGCACTGGAAAGCCTGCCAGCACTGCGCCTTCAACCCCAGCTGCAACGCCCAGGAGAAGCACCATGCAAGGCTCCATTGAACGCCCCCTGAAAGTGTTGACCCCACAATTTGGCGAACGCCTGCGGGTGTTCAACCAGGCCGCCCGCACGCTGCAGAGCATGGGCATCCGCCTGCTACGGATCGCCCCGGCGGAAAACCTCCTGGAGGTTAGCCCGCAAGACGGCCAGCGCCTGCAACACAAACGCCTGACCGAGGGCTACCAGCGCCACGCCACTGCCGGCAGCACTCGTTACACCGTGACGTTCGAGGGCGTGACCCTGGAATGGCGCGAACCGATCAGCCACAACCGCCCAGCCGATTACGCCGGCATTGACCTGACTTTTCATTGAGGACACCCGCATGAATGCACAACCGCAAATCCCCGCCGGCTTCCGGCAAGACGGTCAGGGTCGTTTGATCCCTGAAAGCATGATCAAACCCATCGACATCGAGCGCGACCACCTGGTCAATCAGCTGGTCGACCGCGCCAGCGCGCTGAGCAGCAAGCTGACCGACTTCAAGACCGCCGCTTTCGGCGACATCAAGGCCTTCATCGAGCTGAGCTTCGAGCAATACGGCGCCAAGGTTGGTGGCAAAAAGGGCAACGTCACCCTGCTGAGCTTCGACGGCCGTTACAAGATCCAGCTCGCCGTGCAGGAAAGCATCGCCCTGGACGAGCGCTTGCAGGCCGCGCGCTCGCTGATCGACGAATGCCTGCGCGAGTGGACGCAAGGCGCCAGGCCGGAAGTGGTGACCCTGGTCAATGACGCCTTCCGCGCCGACACCAAGGGCGAGATCCGCACCGCCCGCGTGCTGGCCCTGCGCCGCCTGGAGATCGCTGACGAACGCTGGCAGCGGGCGATGACGGCCATTGGCGAAGCCTGCCAGGTGGTCGGCTCCAAGTCCTACATCCGTGTCTATGAGCGGGTGCGCGACACCGACCAGTACCAGGCGATCAGCCTGGATATTGCGGGGGTATGAGTATGCAGCGCTATCACGACACCAACCGCGACCCGCTGCCGATCCGCTCGCCCGGCCTTGATGCCGAGCGCCAGCGCCTTGAGCAGGCGACTCTGGCTTTCCTCGCCGAGGGCGGGCAGATCGAACAGATCGGCTATCAGATGAAGGACAAATACAGCTTCGTCATCGACGCCAGCAAGTCACCGGTCTACGCGCCCCTGTTCCAACCGTCCAGCATCACTGCCCAGGCCAAGCAGGCGTTAGAGGCCGAGCCGGTCGAGCTGCTGTCCGGCGAGCAACTCGCCGCCAGGTTGATCGTCCAGGCGGCCCTGGGCGCCTCCCCCAAACAGGCGGCGCAAGCAGTGGGCATCGGCGAAAAGCAGGCCCGCCAGCTGGCGCGCGACTTCCACATTCAATTCAAGCGGCAGCGCTAGGAGAGCCCATGGCCAAGATCGTCATCACCCTGGAAGACCAGCAAGACAGCGTCACCCTGTCCATGGACATGGGCTCAGCCCCCACCAACCTGCTTGGCGCGCTGAAGCAGACCGCCGCTGTGCGCATGTCGCAGAGCCTATTCGATATAGCAGCGGCCGAAGCGAAGCTCAATGAGCTACCCGCCTGCAGGCGCCAGCCGCCAAGCCAGACCATTCACTAAGCGAAACCTAGCCCCGCAAGGGGCGACGGTCTGCCAGGCGTGGTTGCCTGGTACTGATGAGCAGCCAAGATGAGCAAAAACAGCAATGAGTAGCCTCGCCAAAATCCACATCGCCAAGCAGCAGCTCGGCCTTGATGACGACACCTACCGCGCGCTGCTGGCCCGCATTACCGGCGTGCGCTCGGCCAAGGAGCTAAACCCACGCCAAGTCGGCGCCGTGCTGGCCGAGTTTGAGCGCTTGGGCTGGCAACCGAAGTCGGCGAAAAAAGCCGGCCGCAAGGTGGCCAAGCCGGCAGCGGAGCGCCAGGCGCAGGTCGGCAAGATCGAGGCCTTCCTGGCCGAAGCCCGTCGCCCCTGGGCCTATGCGGATGCCATGGCCCTGCGCATGTTCAAGGTCGAGCGGGTGGAATGGCTCGACGGCGACCAGCTGCGCCGCCTAGTGGCCGCCCTGGCCTACGATGCGAAGCGCCACGGGAGGCCGACACAGTGAAGCCCAAGGACATTGAGCAGCTGCAGGCGCTGCAGGAGCAGCTGCCGTTGCCCGCGCACGTACGCGAGATCGCCCGTGTGGTCGGCTTGCCCAGCGCCCTGCGTCTGGTGCAGGAGCTGGGCGGCACCACCTGGGAGTTTGCCAAGGGCGCCAACCGCAACGGCCAGATCCGCGTCGCCGCCCTGAGCGACATCCTCGGTGAGGAGGCGGCGCAACGGCTGACTAGCCACCTCGGCGGCGAGAAAATCTATATCCCGCGCTGCGCCGCCGCGCTGCGTCGGCTGCGGGATCTGGAGATTCACCGCCAGTTCGAGCAGGCCGTGCGCGAGGGTGTCAGTGCCAATACCGTCGTAGCGGAGCTGGCCAGGGCTTACGGGCTGAGTGATAGGAGGGTGTGGAAAGTGCTGAAAGCCCCATCAGGTGCCGCGCTCGAACTCAAGGATCTGTTTTCCCTCTGATGATGCGGGATACCGCCAGAAGCAGAGAGCTGAGACACCGTGTATGCTTTTCGACTTTGGGATAGCGTTCAATCAGAGGGAAAGGCGTATGGGCGTTTATGCTGTCGGTGAGTTCTTGGAGAGAGCTGAGAAGCTAATGGACGCTGGTGACCAAGTCTCCCTCCGATACGCATGCCTTGAGCTAAGACTCAGCTTAGAGAAAATCGTCTATCAAAAGCTCGCGCAGCTTAAAGACAAAATCCCTCCAGCAGTTTATAGAACATGGCAGCCGCAAAAGGCATTGAAGCTCCTACTCAGCTTTGAGCCCAGAGCCGACCAAGACAACACTATAGATATTCGACAAAACAACGCTGATGGCACACCAGCAGGGGATTGGATTCATCTCGGTGAGTACCGAATGTTCTCTGCCAAACGACTTAACACCCTATATAACAAAGTCGGAAAATACCTCCACACTCCATCGCTGAAGGAGCATGACACTCTACAGCCGCTCACACATGCGATGATCAGTGATGTGCTAGAGGAAATTAAGCGAGTGGCAGAAGCAACCATAGTCGTGAGCGTCAATAGCATCAACAATGTAGAGTGTAAGTTTTGTAGGCATCCGGTATACGTAAGTAAAAGCCAGATAGACAGTGGCAGCATTGTCGAATGCTACAATCAAAAGTGCGAAGCGAAGTACGCTGTCAAAAGAGTCGATAACGAACAATTCGAAATTAGGTCCCACACGCTTTGCACCTTTGTGTGCAAAGCGTGTGGTAACGAAAGCAGTCTTGATTTACCCGAGCATGGGGCTATCAAGCAGTGCGTAAGCTGTGAGCAGCCCCATGTTTTTCTCATGAGGTGCTATGAGTGGAAAGGTGAGGCCGGTAACGAAGACCAAACGGCCTAAGAATAGTGCAACGCTACTGAACCCCATCCTCTAATCCCCACCCCACATGCCGCCGCACCATGGCGGCATGAATACTCAAGCGCCCCACCCACCGCGCAGCCCCCGCGACTATGCCGCCGCCATTCTGGCCGAGCCGATGCGGGAGCGGCGCGCGCAGCTGCTGGAAGCCTGCCCGGCGCATTGGCGCAGCACGGTGCGCGAGCATGTCGAAAGCGCCTTCGGCAAGATTGCCGCCTACCGCCAGCACCAGGCTAGCCGCGCCCAGTTGGCCCGAGAGAAGCCGCCCGCCGCCCCGCGCCGGGAGGCCACCAACCGCGCCAACCACCACAAGAAGTCCACGCCAGAAGTCGGCAACCAGCACCTGGCCGAGCTACGTGCCTCTATCAATATGGGGGCCGTATGAGCCTGAAAACCCGTGCCCTGGCTGGCGTTCTCGCCATCGCCGTGCCCCTGGTCGGCTACTTCGAGGGCCGCAGTTTATTGGCCTACCTCGACCCGGTGGGTATCCCCACCATCTGCGACGGCATAACTAAGGGCGTCGAGCTAGGCCAAACCGCCAGCGTCGCCGAGTGCGATGCCCTGCTGGCCGCCGAGTTGGGGGCCGCCATTACCAGTGTCGACCGTCTGATCCAGCGCCCGCAGCCGGACACCCGCCGCGCCGCCCTCGGCTCCTTCGTCTTTAACGTCGGTGCTGGCGCGTTCTCCGGCTCCACACTGCTGCGCAAGCTGAATGCCGGCGACATTGCCGGAGCCTGCGCAGAGCTGAGCCGCTGGGTCTATGCCAAGGGCAGAAAGCTCGCCGGCCTGGTCAAGCGCCGCGCCGCCGAGCGCCAGCTGTGCGAGGTGGGTCTTTGAGCGGTTTGACCTTGCGTAGCGTCCTGGCCGGCCTGGCGCCGTTACTGCTGATCGGCGCGGCCGTGCTGATGGTCGAGGCCATGCAGCGCGCCGAATACCGCAAGGGCTACCAGTTGGCACAGAGCGAAGGCGCCCAGGCCCTGGAGCAACTGCGCCGCCAGCACGCCGAAGCCGAAACCGAGCGCGCCCAGAGCGCCGAGGCCAGTGCCAAACAAGCCGCCAAGGCACTGCAAACCGAGCAGGCCCGCAATGACCAGCTCGCCAACGACCTGGCCGCGCAACAACGCCAACACCGCGCCACCACCGACCGACTCACAGGGGAGATCGCCCGTGTTAACGACCTCTATCGCGGGGCGCTCGATGCGCCGCCTAAGCCTCTGCCTGCTTGCGTGTTCACTCGCGGCTTTGTCCGCGTGTGGGACGAAGCCACTGGAGCCCGAGTGCCCGAAGCCGAAAATACCGGCCGAGCTGCTGCGCAAGTCGCCGAAGGCCAAGCCACTGAGCAACTCGACTCAGGCCTCAGCCAAGGTGCTTTCCTGGATCACCACGTCCGCTACGCCGAGCAGTGTCGCAACACCGCCGCGCAGCTGGACCTTCTGATCGACGCCGTGGAGGGCAAGTGATGCAGATGGACCTTGGCACCGTTGCCAGCCTGCTGGGCATCTTCACCGGGATTATCACCGGTCTGGTCAAGCTGCTCCTGGTGCAGTTCGAGAAGCGCCTCGGCGAGCGCTTTGCCGCTCAGGAGGCCGCACGCGTGGCCGCCAGTCAGCACTGGGAAAGCAACTTTGAAAAGGTGCTGAGTCGCCAGGACAAGGACGCCGAAGCCCTGAGGCAACTGGAGAACAATTTTTTGCGTTTCCAGGCCGAGCTGCCGCTGGAATACGTGCGTCGCGAGGACTGGGTACGTGGCCAGTCGGTGATCGAGGCCAAGCTCGATGGCCTGGCATTGAAGTTTGAAAACATCCTGCTCAAAGGAGCGCGCAATGATTGATGCAGCCAAAGCCCGCCGGGAGTCCCTGCGCTGGTACATCCTGCTGACCCTCAACACCTCCCGTCCGGTAGATCCACATGAAGCGGTGGTGCTGTCCACCATCCAGGGCATCTATCCCGACGCCACTCCCCTGGAGCTGCGCCGCGAGCTGGACTACCTGAAAGACCGCAGCCTGGTCACGCTGAACAAGCAACCCAGCGGCCAGTGGATCGCCGGGCTGACCCACTACGGCGTGGACATCGCCGAGTACACCATCGACTGCCACCCCGGCATTGCCCGCCCGGAAAAGTACTGGAGCGCTTGAGCCATGCCGCCTAAAAGCAAGGTGCTGGCGCTGCCGGCCGAGGTGAAAGCCTGGCTGGATCAGAGCCTGGTCGAGAACAATTTCAGCGGCTACGAGGCACTGTCGGCCGAGCTGTCTGGACGCGGCTATACCATCGGCAAGTCCGCGCTGCATCAGTACGGGCAAAACTTCGAGGAACGTCTGGCCGCCCTGCGCATGGCCAGCGAACAGGCCAAGGCCATGGTCGCGGCCGCGCCGGATGAAGGTGGCGCGGTCAACGAGGCCTTGATGCGCCTGGTGCAGGAGCATCTGTTCAAGCTGCTGATGTCCGACGGCGACCAGATCGACCTACCCAAAGTGGCCAAAGCCGTGGCCGAGCTGGGCCGCGCCAGCGTGGTACAGAAGAAGTGGCAGGCCGAGGTGCGCAGCAAGGCCGAGGCGGCTGCCAGCCAGGTGGAAAAGATCGCCAAGAAAGGCGGCCTGGATGCCTCCACCGTGGCCGAGATCCGCCGAGAGATTCTGGGGGTGGCTGGGTGAGGCCGACTAGAAGGCTCCTCCATTGTTGTCAAAAAAGGCGAAGTTGGGTCCGCTGTCAGGGATTTTCTCAGTTCGAATTAAGGAGTCGCAGTGATGGCACTTAAGCGCTTTGTACCATCCGTCTTCGCAGGCCTGCAGCAGCGACTTGACGGTCTTTTGATAACAGTTGGAACACAGATAATGCAGCGGTTCGGTGCCTTGCATCTCTGGTTTTATACAGTAAGCCAACGCCCCCAAGGGAAACTGGTGCAGCTGATAGCGCCCCTTCTCTTCTTCCCAGCGTTTGAACTGAGCAACTTCAGATTCAAGGTCGCGTATGCGGCTTGCGAGAGCCGTATGCTCCGTGTGGGCGTTATTAAGTTGTCCCTGCAGCCCCAGCAACACGCCGTTCAGCTCAATGACCTTGGTAGTTACCGCCGCATCCGTCTTGAGCGTGAGCATGCTCTGCGTAATATCCGTAGCAGTCTTGATGCCACCGTAAGCACCCATAACCCAGTCCATCATGGACATACTCCTTTTGAGGATAAATGCGCCAATCAGAGTAGCGCCAAGAAAGGCGGCGGGCTATGACCTTGCCCGCCGCCCTGGAGAACACCGCCGCAATCGACGTTCCGACGGTGCTACTCGGCTACCAGCAGCACTGGATCGGTATCCGTTCGCCGCTCAAGGTCGGCGAAAAATCCCGTCGAATTGGCCTGACCTGGGCCGAGGCCGCGGATAACGTGCTGATCGCCGCTGCCAGCAGCCAGGCCGGCGGGCAAACTGTCTACTACCTGGGCTACAACCAGGACATGACAGTGGAGTACATCCAGGCGTGCGCAATGTGGGCGCGAGCCTTCAACTATGCCGCTGGCGAGATCGAGGAAGGAATCTGGCCGGACGAAGATCCCGACAAGCACATCAAGACCTACACCATCACATTTCCCTCGGGCTTCCGCATAGTTGCCCTGACCAGCCGGCCGTCCAACCTGCGCGGCCGCCAGGGCATCGTGGTGATCGATGAGGCCGCCTTCCACCCGGATCTGGCCGAGCTGCTGAAAGCCGCCCTGGCGCTGCTGATCTGGGGTGGTGAGGTCCATGTGATCAGCACCCACAATGGCACCGACAACCCGTTCAACGAACTGATCGAAGAGATCCGCGCCGGTAAGCGCAAAGGCGAACTGTTCCGCTGCACCTTCAAGGAGGCGGTAGTGCAAGGCCTGTACAAGCGAGTGTGCCTGCGCAAGGGCATCCCCTGGTCGGCCGAAGAGCAAGCCGCCTGGGTGCAGGACGTGTACGACGTCTATGGCGATGCCGCCGAGGAAGAGTTGGATTGCGTGCCGTCACAAGGCGGTGGCACCTACCTGCCGTTGGGGCTGCTGGAACACCGCAGCCGCTCGGGCGTTCCGGTGTTACGCCTGGCCTACCCGCAAGGCTACGAGACCATCGGCGAGCACCTGCGCCTGGCCGACAGCCTCGGTTGGTGCGAGCGCGAACTCAAGCCGCTGATGGTGCAGATTCCAGACAACGTCTGGAGCTTCTACGGCATGGACTTCGCCCGGAGCGGCGACCTGTCGGTGATCATCCCCCTGATCCAGGAGCAGGATCGGCGCAAGCGCCCGCCGTTTCACGTCGAGCTGCGCAATGTTCCATTCAAGCAGCAGGAACAGATTCTCTTCTACATCATCGACCGCCTACCCAGCTTCATGGCAGGTGCCAACGATGCGCGCGGTAATGGCCAGGCCTTGGCCGAAGCGGCGGCAGTCAAGTACGGCCACGACCGCATCAGCCAGGTGATGCTCACCGAGGGTTGGTACCGCGACAACATGCCGGGCCTCAAGGCCGACCTGGAAGACGGCAGTCTTTACGACCTGCCCAATGACCGCGATGTAATCGCCGATCTGCGCGCATTCAAGATGGTCAAGGGCGTGGCGCGCATCCCCGAGGTGCGCACCACGGAAAAGGACGGTGGCAAGCGCCACGGCGATGCCGGCATCGCCTTGGCTTTGGCACGCTTCGCAAGCCGTATGGAGATCGAGCAGTACGGCTACGAGCCAGTCCGCCCCGATCGCAACAACAAACCCGGATTCGATGACGACGCTGCCCCGGTCAATACCTGGGCAGCGGGAGGTGTTCTGTAATGGCTGACTCGCCGATCCTGGACGCAAACGGTAAGCCGTTCCAGAAACAAAGCCTGCTGCAGGAGGCGATTCAGGCCACGACCACGGGTGTGCACCAGGCCTGGGGCGTGGACTCGATATCCTCGACGCTCGATCCGGCCAGGCTGCGCACCATCCTGCAGGACGCCGCCACCGGCAATATCCTCAACTACCTGGTGCTGGCCGAAGAGATGGAGGAAAAGGACCTCCACTACGGGTCCGTGCTAGGTACCCGCAAGCGTGCCGTGTCGGGCGTACCGGTCAGCGTCGAGGCTGGTAGCGACGATACTCGCGACGAGGAAATAGCCGACGCAGTGCGCAAGCTGGTCGAGGCGCCCGAGTTCGACGAGCTGCTCAGCGACCTGCTCGATGCCTTGGGCAAGGGGTTCTCGGCGGTCGAGCCGATCTGGGAGCTGCAAGGCGCCCAGCTGTGGCCGGTGCGCTACGAGCACCGCGACCCGCGCTGGTTCGAGTTCGACAAGCTCACAGGGCGCAAGCTGCTAATCCGCGAGGAAGGCGGTGCCGGCCGCGAGATCCCGCCAGGCAAGCTGATCATCCACACGCCCAAGCTGAAATCGGGTATTCCGATCCGCGGCGGTTTGGCGCGCCTGGTGGCCGTGGCCTATATGTGCAAGGCGTTCAGCCTCAAGGACTGGATGCGCTATGCCGAGCTATACGGCATGCCCATGCGCATCGGTCGCTATGGCCCCGGTGCCAAGCCGGACGACATTGCCGTGCTGCGTCGCGCCGTGGCCCAGCTGGCCGCCGATGCGGCAGCCATCCTGCCGAAAGACATGCTCATCGACTTCCAGGAAATCGCCAATTCCACGGGCGGCGCTGAGCTGTTCGAGAAGCTCGCCGAGTGGCTGGACAAGCAGATCAGCAAGGCCGTGCTCGGCCAGACCATGACCACCGACGACGGGTCGAGCCAGAGCCAGGCCACCGTGCACAATGACGTGCGCCTGGACATCCTCAAGGCCGACGCCAAGCAACTGGCCGCCACCCTCAACCGCTACCTGGTGCGGCTGTTCGTCGACCTCAACTACGGTCCGCAGGCGAACTACCCGCGCATCGTTCTGCAGGTCAGCGAGCCAGAAGACCTCAAGTCCCTGGCCGACGCCCTGACCCCGTTCATTGATCGCGGCCTGCAGGTGGAGCAGTCGGCAATCCTGGATCGCTTCGGCCTTGCCGCCCCGGCCGATGGGGGCAGGCTGCTGCAGCCGAAAGGTGCAGGCCAGCCGCTGGCGCCCGGCCTAAATACCCAGCAGCCGTGCGCCTGCTCCAACTGCGGTGGCCAGCGTCGTGCGCTCAACCAGGAGCAGAGCCCGCGCGACACCCTGGATCTGCTGGCCGATGAGGCGGCAGCGGACTGGCAAGAGGTGCTGACGCCGGTTCTCGACCCGGTGCTGCAGCTGGCCGAGCAAGCCCAGGACTTCGCGGAGTTTCGTGCCCGTCTGCCCGAGCTACTGGCGCAGATGGACGATGCCGCCCTGGTCGAGCAGCTGGCGCGCGCAGCGTTCAAGGCGCGCGGCCTGGGTGACGCCACCGACCAGGTGGACCCATGAGTGTCGGGGCCGTAACGCCGGGGCCAGTGCCAAAGGAGGCGCTCGATTACTTCCGGGCCAAGGGCTACAAAGTTGGTTTCGACCACCGCGACGTGTGGCAGGAGGAGCACGCCACCGCCTTTACCGTGGCCAAGGCCATGCGCCTGGACATTCTGGAGGCGATCCGCGAGCAGGTAGACACCGCCATCTTCGAGGGACGCAGCTTCGCCGAGTTCCAGCGCGAGCTGCAGCCCATGCTGGAAAAACTCGGTTGGTGGGGCCGGCAGGAACTGCTCGATCCGCTGGAAGGCGGCGTGCGCGAGGTGCAACTGGGCAGCCCGCGACGACTGCGCATTATCTATGACGTGAACCTGCGTACGGCCCATGCCGCCGGGCAATGGCAGCGCATCCAACGCACACGCAAGACCCACCCTTATTTGCTGTACCAGCTTGGCCCCAGCCGCGAACACCGACAGGAGCATGTCGGCTGGGCTGGCATTCTGTTGCCGGCCGATGATCCGTGGTGGCAGAGGCACTTCCCGCCTAACGGCTGGGGCTGTAAGTGCCACGTGCGCCAAGTCAGCCGCCGCGAGGCCGAGCGCTTGCAGGCTGGTGGCAAGGTCAGCAGCCAGGCGCCTGACCTGGGCGAGCGCGAGTACATCAACAAGCGTACTGGGCAGGTCATCAGTGTGCCGGTGGGGATCGAGCCGGGTTGGACCTATAACCCTGGGGTTATTTCGCGGTTGGCGCGGGCCGAGCAGTTATTGGCGGAGAGAAGGGTCGCAGTAGCGGCGGAAGTTGACGACCGCCTGTAAGGCCGCATAAGCGCCGCTCTTTGTGTAGCAGCTACCACTTGACGGGGCAGAGTTTTTTTCGATTTCTAACGCGGCTCTAACGCGGACTGGGTCCGGTCCAAGCCCCATCGTCTGGATGTTTTGTTAAACCGGACTACTATCAAATCGAGAATACCCCGTGGTACATGCAAGTACGGGCTAACTGCAGTTACTGTAAAACGTTCACGTAGGAGGCTCTTATGCGGGATAAAATCTTCCTTCTTTGCCTCATCCTCACGCCTCATCTTGATATTTTCGCCGCATCCTTGCCAGATAGCGAAGTCACCAATGGAAAGGCTGCAGCTCCCGAGGCAGCGTATACCCTGCCCCTGTATTTGCTCCAAAAAGACGGGGTACTAGTCCCGGTTCAATTTGGTGAAGGCACACAACCGTACTCCACCTCCCAGGGCAACGTAGCACGTCTTTCTATCCCTAAGGAATGGGAGCTGAACGAGAATAAGCTCTCCAAGCAAATTTCCTTGCAGAGGAATGCCATCAACGAGCTTAAGACGCAACTTGATAATATGAAGAAAAAGCTTGAGTCCTATGAAGCGCTCGAAGTTCGTGTCAAGGCGCTTGAGTCGGGGGCTAAGTAGTGAGCGAAAATAGAGACAAAACCATCTTCGATGAAATGAACGAACAATGGCTGCCAAACTCCAGCACTACCAGCGGGAGCGAGAGTGCATGGCATGCACTGATGCCGTCTTTGGCAACCTCGATTCTATTCTTCACTTTCTTCGCCCTTCTCCTTGCAGCAGTCCTTCTTTGGAAAAAGGAGTCCTCCGCGCTTGATATGTTGCGGCTTTTTGGAGTCATCCTGATCGTTGGCCTTTCCAGCTTCTTGCTGGTGGCCGGTTATAGTGATGACCAACTCACTCCGATTGTTGGTCTGTTTGGTGCGATTGTGGGATATCTACTGGGAAAGGACTCGGGTAAGGGGGGCTGAATAGTTCACAAACACATGAGATATGTGAAGTAACCTTGATGACCGCTAGCGGAAAACGGTCCGCTGTTCTCCACCAGCCTCTACGATTGGCCGCGTCGGTGCTAGTTATTCGCGACTGGCAACTCTCGCCCCAGAGCGGGCGTTAAAGAAACACACCCCCTTTGCCACGACCACAGGACGGGGAGACAAAAACCTCACCAGAAAATAGGGCATCGAAGAAACTACCAAATGTGGTCGAATTTATATGATGCCCTATCCACTTTTATTTTATCTCCGGGAATATCCTTCTCTGCTCTTCTGAGCCAATTTGATGATAGCGAGCATTTCCTGATACTTCGTCGAAATCAACGACGAATTTGACGTTCAGGGCGCCAGGGGTCGAGACGGTAAGATCGCAAATCATCACACCAAGCAAGTCAAGACACAGTTTCGATTTTCCAGGCAAAAATGCCACGTTGAACTTTTCCGATGACTGAACGGAGCGGTAGCACCAAGCGTCTTGCTCTGGATAATTGAAGAACGTATCCGCTATTGCACGAGTTATGGAATACCGACCCTCGCTCCCTGGCGGAACAGCCTTTGAGAACTCTTCATCTAGAAACGAATAGAACAACTTTGACCTATGGTCTTTGGGTAGACTGGAATTCTCATAATCGCCAAGAACGGCAGTATTAATTGGACGAGACGACCTGTAAACCATGATGGCGACATGTTTACTTTCACTTGCCCTAGCCTCGTCGATTGCCAAACTAGGATCGCCCGCGCAGCAGTATAGGATACTCTGGTTAACCGCATTAATACGCCCTTGCACTTTCACTACATGAGCAGGTGGCTCCCACGCATCCCCAACTTGTCGAATTGTCTGCAATGGAATGCTAGTGTCGTGTGGCGGAATTGCTCTTGCGCGAAAAAAGGTTGTTCCTTGCTCGTACTGTTTGGTCTCCGCCGCAAACGAATACATATTTCCGAATATTGACGATACAGCTTCCATGCAACCCTTGTCACTGATTCCAGCTTCTGCGCAACTTCGAAAATCCGAAATCCTGTTCCTGATTTCGTCATCATAAATATCAGAAGAAAACATATTATTCATCCATTTTAGATATGGGACGGTGCGGGAAATGGGACGGGAAATGGGACAGATTTATTTTCCCTACTCCGCGCGCCTGTTCATGGCCGCATGCAGCAAGTTGTCAACAGCCTTTACGGATCAATAAGCACCACTGACCCCCTTCCTCTAACTTCCTCCTCCGATGCCGCCGACCATGACGGTATCAAAACTACTCCTGAAATCTAAAAAGGACCGACCGGCCAAGGTGTACCACCACCCCAGCCGGCCGCCAAACCCGCAGAACTCGCCTGCAAGCCCAGCTAAGGCCCTCGCCTCGTCGACGAAGCGCGGGCAACGTATCACCTGGCTATCCATACAGTAAAGGCTTGCGCTATGACTTCCCCAATAATCCCCTGGATGGGTGGCAAACGCCGCCTGGCCGACCGTTTGATTCCCCTGTTTCCACCCCATGAATGCTATGTCGAGGTGTTCGCCGGAGGCGCCGCGCTGTTCTTCATGCGGCCCCAGCCAGCACCGGTCGAGGTGCTCAACGATATCAATGGCGACTTGGTTAGCCTCTATCGCGTGGTGCAGAACCACCTGGAAGAGTTTGTCCGCCAGTTCAAATGGGCATTGTCCTCGCGCCAGCTTTTCGACTGGCAGAAGCAGACCCGCCCGGAGACGCTCACCGACATCCAGCGCGCCGCCCGGTTCTTCTACCTGCAACACCACGCATTCGGCGGCAAGGTCAGCGGGCAGAACTTCGGCACCGCCACCACCGGACCGGCCATCAACCTGATGCGCATTGAGGAAAACCTGTCGGCTGCCTGGCAGCGCTTGGCCGGCACCTATGTGGAGAACCTGCCCTGGCTCGACTGCGCCGAACGCTACGACCGTCCGCACACCTTCCTCTACATGGACCCGCCGTACTGGCAAACCGAGGGGTACGGTGTCGACTTCCCGTTCTCCGAGTACGAGCGCATGGCCGACTTTATGCGGCGCTGCAAGGGTAAGGTGATGGTCAGCATCAACGACCACCCGGACATTCGCCGGGCGTTCGCCGGTTTTCATATGGAGGAACTCGATATCAGCTACAGCGTCGGTAATCAGCGTAAGGGCAAGGGCGAAAGGTCGGGCGAACTGGTGATAATGAACTGGGAGCCAAGCGCATTAGGGGGGCTATTCTGCTGATGCTTTCGAATCGTCACACGTACCTGATCAAGCCGAGCTGGTGCGCGCTTCAAGAAAGCGAGTCTGCGATTTTCGAAATTGGGGCGGCCGTTGCCGGATTGGCGCAGGAACAGGCACGCTAGAGGTTTGCAAGCGGAGGTTACTCATGGATATAAAAATCAAAAAAATTTGGGGCGCAGACCAGAAGGCTAGGGAGCGTCATCTCTGGCATAAGAAGCGGAATATCAGGAACTGGCCCATTCACAAAATGCGTGCCTTAGCCGTTTTTGAGTGTTTCGCACATGCTGCGCGAGAGCATGGCCAGTCCTTCGGTGTGATTGACCAGATCAGAAAACCGGAAGCGCCCGACGAGGTTGGTATTTTTCATTATGGGCAAGACCACGTTAGTTTGATATTTCCGTCGCGGCCCACTGGAGAGCTAACGGTGACGCAGAGCTGGGGGGGAGGTGTTTATAGCAAGAGAGAGAGCGAAGCGGGTGCATCACTTGCCATTCATTTTAGTGAGCACAATGGAGTATTTCAGACCTTCCTGTTTCCGCCGAAGTGCTCGACATTAGTCAAAGAAAAGCGCGGTATTTTGATTGATTTTTCGTTCAATATGGACAATCTGACACCAGAATACTCGGTCAAGATGATTAGAAAACTGCTGATCTTCAATCGGGTGGAAAGCGTACTCGAAAGTAGTACGCGTCTTGAGCGCTGGAGAGTGCGATGGTGGCGCTTTATTGATGTGCGAAACAGAAAAGGTATCGGGGAAAAGGTCGAGCATCTTTTAACACCGTGGGAAATGATTGTGCTGGCTGCATTACTCGCTATCTTTGGCTCATCTGCCGTCCTGAAGGGTATTCCATATCTCTGGCAACTACTGAACCCCATCCTCTAATCCCGCCCCCTCATACCGCCGAAACTGGCGGCATGAACACACAAAACGCCCCACACAATCGCACCACCTCCACGGCCCTTTGCTTTGAGCTGAGCGCCGATGTGCCCGAGTGGGTCGAGGTGTTGCCGCCTGGCCCGTCCGTGGTTGGCCGCGATGGCCGCACCTGGTCCTATGACGCGGCCGAGGTGTTGGCCAACACCCAGGCGCACGTTCAGGGCGCCGACCTGCCGTTCGACTACCTGCACGCCACCGAACTCAAGGCGCCGCAAGGCGATGAAGCACCGGCTGCCGGCTGGGCGCGCGAGTACCGCGTCAACGCCCAGGGCGGCATCGACGCCCGTGCCGAGTGGACGCAGAAAGCCCGCAACGCCATCAGCGAGCGCGAATACCGCTACCTGTCGCCCGTGTTCCTCTATGACGACAGCGGCCGCATCCACCGCTTTTCCAGCTTCGGATTGGTCAACAAGCCGAACCTGGTCATCAAGGCGCTCAACGCCGAACAAACCACCACCACGGAGAACATCCCGATGCTCGCAGCAGCCATCCGGGCAGCCCTCGGCTTGCCTGAAAACGCCACGGAGGAGCAAGCCGTGGCGGCCATTCAAGCGCTGAAAGATGCCGAAAAAACGGCGTTGAACAGCGAGAAAGCCCCGTCGCTGGCGCTGTATGTGCCGCGTGCGGATTACAACAGCCTGGAACAGCGCGCAGTTAACGCCGAGCAGACGCTCGCCCAGCGTGACAAGGATCAACTGGCGACCGCCATCAACGGCGAGATCGAGGCGGCGCTCAAGGCCGGCAAGATCACCCCGGCCACCAAGGCTTACCACGTCGCGGCCTGCCAGGAGAACGGCGGCCTGGAGCGCTTCCGCGACTTCGTCAAAGCCGCGCCCTCGGTCACCGAGCCAGTGCTCAGCGATGAGCTGCCGAAAACCACCACCGCACTCAACTCCGAGCAAAAAGAGGCTGCCCGCCTGCTCGGCATGGCCGATGCGGACTACCTCAAGCTACTCAACCAGGAGGCTAAATAATGGCCGTTGTAACCCCCGCATTGCTGCAGGCGCTGTTTGTTGGCTTCCGTGCCGACTACCAGCGCGGTCTGGCAGCCGCCCCCAGCCAGTACAAGGAAATCGCCACGGTCGTGCCCAGCGCCACCGCGAGCAACACCTATGGCTGGCTGGGACAGTTCCCCAAACTGCGCGAGTGGATAGGCGCCCGCGTGCTCAAGGACATGGCCGCGCATGGCTACTCCATCAGCAACAAGCTGTTCGAGGGCACTGTCGCGATTCCGCGTACCGCCGTTGAAGACGACACCGCCGGCATCTATCGGCCGATGTTTGAAGAAATGGGCCGCTCCGCCGCAAGCCACCCAGACGAGCTGATCTTCGCCTTGCTGGCAGCCGGCTTCAGCACTACCTGCTTCGACGGCCAGTACTTCTTCGATACCGACCACCCGGTGTACCCGGAGGTGGACGGTACCGGCGTGGCCGTGAACGTCAGCAACGTCGACATTCCCGGCGTCGATCCTGGTCCGTCCTGGTACCTGCTGGACACCAGCCGCGCGATCAAGCCGCTGATCTATCAGGAGCGCCTCAAGCCTGAGCTGGAAAGCAAGACCGACCCGACCAAGAGCGATCACGTGTTCGACCATGACGAGTACGTGCATGGCGTGCGGGCGCGCAATAACGGTGGCTTCGGTTTCTGGCAGATGGCCTTTGCCTCGCAGCAGCCGCTGACCGGCGAGCATTACGGCAACGCCCGTGCGGCCATGGGCGAGTTCAAGGCCGATGGCGGCCGCCCGCTGGGCATCACGCCCAATCTGCTGGTGGTGCCGCCGCGCCTGGAAGGCGCCGCGCGCAAGCTTCTGGAGAAAGACACCGACGCCGGCAACGAGTGGTACCACACCGCGAAGGTGCTGGTCTGCCCGTGGCTCGCATAAGGGGGCGCCGCCATGACTATCCGTATCACCTCAAAACAGGACGGCTTCCGCCGCTGTGGCGTCGCCCACCCGGCGGTCGTTACCTCGCACCGCTACGACAAGTTCAGCGTCGCCGAACTGAAACGCCTGCAGGCCGAGCCGATGCTTATCGTCGAGCTGCTCGATGGCGAGCCCGAGGATGACGGCGAGTTGCACCAGTCCTCCCCGGTGGTAAGCAAGGAAGCCAAGCCAGCGTCGGCAAAACCGGCGAAGGCCAAGACCGGCACCAGTGCCAAACCTGCCGCAAAGAAGCCGGTCGCAAGCAGCAAACCTGTCGCTAAGCCGGCTGCAGAAACGCCTCCTGCTGCGCAGCAACAAGAGGAAAACCAGCAGCAAGGCAGCGAGGCATAACCCATGGCCTACGCAACGCAGGACGCACTGATCGAACGGCATGGCCTGGATGCCGTGTTGCTGGTCGCCGACCGTGACGACGACGGCGTGGTCGATGCTGCGGTGGTGGCCAAGGCTCTAGCCGATGCCACCGCCGAAATCGACACTTACGTCGGCGCCCGGCACCGGCTACCGCTGCCGTCGGTACCCGAGGTGCTGGTGCGCCTGTGTTGCGACATCAGCCTTTATCGCCTATCCGCAGATGCCGGCAGCAATACCGAGGAAAAGCGCAAGCGCTTCGAGGATGCAGTGTCCCTGCTGATTCGTATCGCGGGCGGCAGTGTTTCCCTCGGTTTGCCTACCCCGGTGGAGCAGCAAAGCAGCGGCGAGGCTTGGTTCGAGGGCCAGCCCAAGCGTTTTGGTGACCTGCTGTGACAGGGGCCGCCATTCGTGCCGACCTGGCCACCGATCCGCGCATTGCGCGGCGGCTGGAGCGCCTGGTGCAGCTCGATGTCGAGCCGCTGCTGGAAGGCATTGGCGCCGAGGTAGAGAGCCAGACGCGGCGGCGCATTCAGGTGGACAAGCACGGCCCGGCCGGTGAGGCCTGGCCGGAATGGTCGGCGGACTACGCCGAGACCCGGCACAGCGGCCAGAGCCTGTTGCAGGGCACCGGCCACTTGCAGGACAGCATCACCTACCAGGTGGAAGGCGACAGCGTGCTGGTGGGCAGCCCGCTGGTGTATGCCGCGACTCACCAGTTCGGCGACCCGGATCGCGGCATTGAAGCCCGGCCATACCTGGGCCTGGAAGGCGAGGACCACGAGGACGTGGTGGGCATGATCGAGGACTACCTGGAGGAACTGGCCGATGGCTGAGTTGACCCCGGCCCAGGTTCTGGCAGGCATCCAGGCATGGGCGCAGCAGCAATATCAGGAAGCCGGGCAAAAGGTCGAGGTGGCCCTGCACGGTGGCCGTTTCAGCGTCGCCGACCTGGAGCGCTACAGCACCAGAACACTGGCCTGCCGCATCGCTCTGGAGGGCCTCAAGTTTGAGGTCAACGGCGCCGGCCGGCTGATTGCCCACGGTCATGTCGTGGTGGTGGTGCTGGCCGGTGATGGCAGCAAGGCCGGCAGCCGCGCCCTCAACGTACTGGCGGTGGGCGGCACCCTGCAGGCCGCGTTGCCAGGCAGCAAGTGCGGCCTGGCGTTGGAGGACAGCGTGAACGCCAAGGATCTGCGCAGCGCCAACCTGTATCACGCCGGCCTGGACAAAGCCGGTACCGCCGCCTGGGTGCTGACCTGGCCGGTGAAGTTCAACCATCCCCGCGTCCGTTAGGAGGACACATGAGCAAGCAAGCAGCCCCCGCCGGCTCGGCGGACACCACCCAGCCGGCGGCCAAAACCGTGCAGGTGAAGATCACCAGCAAGCAAGGCCATCGCCATGCGGGCAAAAAACGTGCGGAGGACGCCGTTATCAGCGTCTCGTCGCGCGACGCTGAAATCATCGTCGACCGGCTCAAGGTCGGCGAACGGGTAAAGGGGGAGTAACCCATGGCACAGCCGAAAGTATTCAAGGGGGTCGGTATCGTCCACGCCCAGCGCCTGGGTGTAGCGGATGCACCCCTGCGGGACGTGGGCGACGTAGAGCAGTTGAAGGTGGCCCACCGCAGCAACTCCACGACCTGGAAGCAACACCGTCGCCCTGGCGGTGGCAACCTGGCACGCCTGGACATCCTGGACGGTGCCGACCTGAGCGTGCAGATGCAGGAATGGACGCCGGAAAACCAGGCCATGGTGCTGCAGGGCAAGGTGATCGACCTGCCGCCGGAAACCGTCACCGGCGAGGCCATCGTGCTGCAGCCCGGCGGCCTGAGCATGACCGAGTTTCCTGGGGCGACCAGCATCACCCTGACCAAAACCTCCGACAGCTCGGATATTCCGCTGACGGCTGTAACGGTATCGGCGGCCGGGGTGAGCGTGCCGGCCGACAGCACGGAGATCACAGCTGTTACCCCTGCGACCATCGCCTACACCAGCACTCAGGCCACGCGCATCGAGCCGCTGATCGAAGCTGGCGCGGAATACCGCCTGGTATTCGACGGCCTCAACGAGGCGGACAGCGGGCGGCCGTGCATTGTCGAGGTATTCCGCTGGAAGGCGCCGCCGGCCGAGGAGCTGGCGCTGATCGACGGCGAGAACCCCGGCAAGTTGCTGAGCAAGGGCGAGATCCTCGCCGACCCGGCGAAGGGCTCTGCCGAGTCGCCGTTCTACCGCATCACCTGGTTGTAATCACCCACCACCGCGTCGGGCCGTTATGGCCCGGCTTTGGAGCAATTCATGAGTTTGACCAAGAAGAGCGCGGCCGGCGGCCTGGGCATTACCTGCCGCGAACTGAGCGTGCAGGAGATCCGCGACTGGCTGAAGAGCCTGGCGCAGGGCGTTGATGAGCCCGACCCGGTGGGCGACACCCTGATCGAAGCGGTCAGCCTGGCCGACCTGATGCGCATGAGTGATGCCACCCCGGAACAGCTGGGCAGCCTGCCGCCGAGCCAATTGCGCGTGCTGGCCGCCGACTGCAAAGAGGTGAACAGCGATTTTTTCGCCCTGAGGGAGCGCATCGAAGGAATGGGAAAACATCTCCTCGGGCAGCTCTCGGGCGACTCGAGCGCAACGCCAGCACCCTGATCCGCCATGGACACAGCAACCTGTGGGGCTATTCCTGGGGCATGTGGCAGGCGGCGTTAGAGGAAGCGATCAGCGCGGCCGAGGCGGTGCAAAAAGGACGCTGAGATACAGCGCCACGCTGGTGACTAGCAAGGTGCCGAGCAGCACCAGGGCGAATGCAGAGGCGACGAAGCGCGGGAACATCGCCCAGCAGAGCGCCAGGCCGAGGACAAGCAAGAAGGCTTTCACGGCCGCGCTAGCGCTTGGGTGGGCGCGGTAGGAACAGGCCCGCGAAATATGCCGGCCCTGAAATAAGCAGAAGGGCAAAAGCCACAACGAACGCTGCTCCGATAAGCCACCACATCAGTTTTGGCAGCACGAACGCTATTACCAGCAGCGCAAGTAAAACAAAGTGAGCGAGTTTCATGACTGATGTCCGTCTCTCAATATCCGTTGATGCCAACCAAGGCCGCCGTCAGATCCAGGACTTCCGCGCGGGCTATGTGGCGTTGGTGGAGCAGCTGCGCAAGCCCTTGGGGCAGATCGCCTCGCTGCGTGACCTGCAGAACAGCCTAGTCGACAACCAAAAGCAACTCAATGCGACGCGAGACAAGCTACGCGAGCTGGCCAATGAGCTGATCAGCACCGAGCGTCCGACCAAGGCGCAGCAGCAAGCCTACCGGGCCGCCACCACCGAGGCGAAAGCCCTGGAACAGGCGATTGCTGGCCAGCGCACCCAGTTCAGCCAATTGTCCGGCGCCTTGAAAAGTGCCGGCGTCGACACCAATCGCCTGGGCAACGAGCAGAAGCGCCTGGCGGCCGACTTCGCCCAGGTCAGCAAAGCCGCTAACCAGCAGGCACGGCTGGCCGGTGCCCGCCAGGCGCTGGGCGTGCGTCCGCACCGCGAGATTCGTGGCGAGATCGTCCAGCTGCAGCGCCAATATCAACTGTTGCAGCGCACCGGCATGCTGACCACGGCCGAGCTGGCCCAGGCCAAAGTGCGCCTGCGCGAGCGGGTGGGCGAGCTGGAGGTTAGCACCAACGGCTGGGCGCGCAGCCTGGGCCAGGTACGCCTGCAAGCCGGCGCGGCCATCGCCAGCATGGGCGCTATTGCCTATGCCGGCGGCAGTCTGCTGCGCTTCTACGCCCAGTTCGCCCAGCGCATGGGCGAGGTCAACAGCATCACCGACCTCAACCAGCAGCAGTTCCAGGCGCTCTCCACCGACGTGCGTCAGCTCAGCCAGGACATGGGCCGCGATGCCACCCAGTCGGCCTCCGCGCTGTACGACATTCTTTCGTCCGGCGTATCGCCGGATAACAGCATCAGCACTCTGGCGCAGGCGACCAAGGCAGCGGTGGCCGGCGTGACCGACACCGCCACCGCCGTGCGTGGTGGCCTGGCGGTGGTCAACGCTTATGGCGAGGGCATCGAGAACCTGGGTGCCCGCTACGACCAGTTGTTCCTGGCGGTGCGCGACGGGGTGACCACCTTCCCGGAGCTGGCCAACTACATTGGCGACACCCTGCCCACTGCCAAGGCGGCCGGGGTGGAATTCGGCGAGGTGGCGGCCGCCATCGCCCTGATGACCAAGGCGGGCATCCGCACGCCGCAGGCCACCACCGCGCTGAAGGGCGCGATCAACGCCCTGGCCGCGCCCAGCGGTGTGGCCAAAGACGCCATGGTCGAGTTGGGTATTGAGTGGCGCGGCCTGACTGCAACTCTGGAGGACATCGCGGGTCGCAACCTGGGCCTGGCGGCCATGCGCGAGATTCTGCCGGATGTGGAGGCACGCACGGCGGTTTTGGCACTGACGCAGAACATGGCCGGGCTCAAAACCGAGGTGGTGGCCATGGGCGACGCCGGCGGCTCGCTGGATGCTGCTTACGCCAAGATGGCCGCCACGCCGCAGGCAGAGCTGGACCGGTTCAACGCCTCCTGGAGCGAACTCAAGTTGCAGCTGGGCGAGGCCGCGACAGCCTTTCTCCCTATCGTAGAGATGGGTCGAGGCGCGCTGACTGCTTTTAATGAGTTGCCAGCGCCAATCCGAAACGTCGTTGCCGGGTTGGTTGCGGTGGTTGCCGCCTCGTTAAGCATGCGTGCGGCCATGCTCGCTTTGCGCAACCCCTTCGGCCTGGTTTTGGCACACCTCACCGCCACCCCTGGCGCCGCTGCGGGGGCCGCCCAGGGCATGGGCGGCGTCGGTGCCGCCACCTCGGGCCTGATCCCGCAGCTGAAAACCCTGGCCGACGTGGCCAAGCTGGCGAAAGGCGCCCTGGCCCTGGGCGTGGTCAGCTGGACGGGCGGCAACCTGGTCGAGCTGTATGACTCGATCCAGGCGATTCGCGAGCTGGAAAAGAGCCAGGCCGACTACCAGCAGAGCCTGCAGCAGACCATCGACAAAACCACCGAGTACGCCGACGCGATGATCCTGCCGGCCGAGAGCCTGGCACGGATGACTGAGAGCGAGCGCCAGGCTTACGCCGAACGCCTGCGTCTGGCCGAGGAGCACTACCGCGCCCAGGGCGAGCTGCTGAGCCGCCAGGACACCTCCAATGAAATCAACCAGGACGCCCTCGCTTCGCAACGTCGCGCCACGGAGTTCCGCAAGGCGCTGAGTGCGATCAAGAATGAACAGGCCGAGCGCGAGGCCGCCGAAAGCCGTCACAAGGCCGCCCTGGCCAAGATCAAGAGCGAGCAGCTCAAGGACATCCAGACCGCGCTAGCGGGCGAGATACTGGCCTACGAGGCGGCCAACAAGAAGCTGGAAGCTGCCAACCAGCAAACCCAGGCGGCGATGAAAGCGCGGGCGGCGCTGGCCAAGGAATTCGCGCAGCTGGTCAAGGACATGAACGCCCCGGCTGATGACGGCCCGGCGACCTTCGGCGACGTCACTGCGCTCAAGGCAGGCGCCCGCCAGGCGCTGCAGCGTGGTGACTCGGAAGAGGCGATCCGTCAGGCGCGCGAGGCGGCGGAGATCCTCCGCGAACTCAAGGACAGCGGCGCCAATACCTATGGTTTTGCCGGCATTGCTGGCGAGCTGGGGCAAATCGCCGACCAGGCCGCGCGCCTCGATGAGCTGCAGGCCGACGTGGAACGCATCGACGCCCAGGGCAGGGTCGACGAGATCAAGGCGCGCATGGATGACCTGCTGGCGCAGGCCGAGGCGTTCAAGCGCATCGACATCGAGTTCACCGGTTTTGAGCAGTCGTCTGCCGCTTTGGAGCAGCAGGCCCGCGACCTGGCCGAGCGACTTAAGCAATACATGGTAATTCCGGTCAACTACATCGGTGCCGATGCCGACCAGGCCAAGGCTAGCGCTGCAGCGAATGGCCAGGCCGGCAACATCATCAACGGCGAGCCCGTTAAGCGCGCCACAGGCGGCTGGATCGACGGGCCGGGTTCACCCACCAGCGACAGCATTCTGGTCGCCGCCTCGCGTCGTGAGTTCATGCTCAACGCCAACTCGGCGCGCAGCCTGGGCGCCGCCAACCTGGACTTTATGAACCGCACCGGCCAGCTGCCGGCCCGCGACCCGCTGATTCCCGATATCCCTGCCATCCCGCGCGGCCTAGACCGTGTTGGCGAGCGCCAGCCGCTCAACTTGGCCATGCCCTGGGGCGGCTCTTATGCCTTGGAGGGCTCACCGACCGAGGTGCAGCGCTTCCAGGATGACCTGGAGCGTGCGGCCATCAAGTTTGGAGGGCCTAGATGATCCAGGTGCCTATTGCCGTACTGGTTGATGGCATCGCCATCGAGCCTGACTGCGGCACGATCCGCTGGCGCGAGGAGGCATTCGGCGGGTTTGAAGAGCTGCGCATGATGGACGGCACGGCGTATGTCCAGGAGCACTGGCGGCGGTTTCGTTTCAGTGTCAGCGGGGCCGGCCAGTTAGAGCCGGCCTTGCTTCAGGTCGATGGATCGCAGCCCGTCGACCTGTGGGGCATCAAGCTTCGCGCGATGGTTGGCACTGCCCTGCAGTACCAACTGCCGCCAGCCGCGAAGCGCCGGCCAGATGTGGAGCCGTGGGCAATTGCCCAGGTCGGTTCTCGCTGGATCGATACTGACGTGGTCATGACCGATGATCTGGCCACGCTTAGCCCGATAGCCGGTGCCGCGCGCTATCGGGTGTGCTGGCTGCCGCGCTTCAGTGTGGTGATGCCAGGCGGCGTGGTCGCCGAGCTGGACGAAAGCACCGGCCGCTATGACTGGGCATTCGAGGCGAGGGAGCGCTGATGCTGATCAACGGTGCCCTGATCAATGCTGCGGCGATCAATGCCGGTGCACGCCGGGCGACGGCGCCTATTCAGACCGAAGTGGTGGTGCTGCCGGAAGGCGCGCGCTGGAGCCTGCGGGTGATGCTCGGCTCGGTCGATATCTCGGCGCGCCTGACCGGCCGCGTCAAGTTGGACATCGAGGCAAACGCCGCCCGCTTCTGCCACTTGAGCCTGGTGGCAGAACCGGGATTGATCGACCTGGACAGCTGGTCTGGCAAGACGCTGCAGGTGTATCGCCGTCGCTATGAGGGCGAGAGCCTGGTCAGCGAGACCCTGCGCTTCACCGGCCTGACCTTGCCCGCGCAGTACGACCATTGGCGCAACGTCATCGCCCTGAGCGCCAGCTGTGATCGGCAGAACCGCCTGGAGCAGATGAGCGTCGAGCAGATCGATGCGCTGGTGCCAGGGCACTATGCGACGGCCGTGTCCGGCGAGCTGACCAGCCACTATGAGTACGCTGAGGCGCGGCGGCAGACCCTGCCGATAGACCTCGACTGTGCGCCTGACGGTGCGTTGCGCGTCACCTCCTGGCGCGCGGCGGCCGTGCCGCATTTCGCCTTCGGGGCCGATGCGATCATTGCCGGCAGCCTGCGGGTGGTGCCCGCTACCGAGCAGCCATTGAACAAGCTGGAGCTGACGCTGGAGTACCGCTATGTGCGCCTGCGCCATCGTGAGCATGGCTATGTGTGGGAGCACCCGGCGGGCAGTTTCTGTGTGTGGCTGAGTCGCTCGAGTGAACTGCCGACGTTGAGCATGCTGACCGATGCGCTCAGCCAGGCCGACTGGGATCTGCTAGGCGAGCCTTCGATTGAAGCACTGCCGCCCAGCATGCCCGACCCTTGCGGCAACGGCGGGGCCTGGATCAATACCTTCACCGCCGACCCGCACATGCTCGGCTTTACCGTCCAGGTGGCACGGCGCACGGCGCAGACCCTGACCGAGCGCTACAGCCTGGTGCTGGAGGCTCCCGGCTCCATCGCTACCTTTGGTGAGCGCCTGGAGCGCGAGCGCTACAACGATGACGTGGACTACGACAGCCGCAGCTGGGAAGCCCTGCCGGCTTCGGCGCGGCCCACCGGCGCGACCCAGGACAGCCTCAATGATTGGGTGGTTGACCAGGACGACGCGGCGCGCCGCAGTGCCGTGCTGTTGACCGGGCTGCACCGCGAGGCGGTGCGCATCGAGGAGAGCCATCGGCGTACCCGCGTGACCTGGTTAACGCCGATCACCGACGCGGTGTACGACACGGCCCATACCTGCCAGGTGGATGCCGGCGGTATTCAGGCGCGAGGTAAGGTGGCGGCCATTCAGCAGACCTGGGACTTGGACAGCGGTAGTGAGATCGCCGCCATTGAGTTGGCCATCTATCGCGGTGGCGAGGCGGCCACGGCCGACGAGCTGGTGCAGCCGCCCCGGCCCGAGATCGACCTGGGCGCCGCGCCGCCAGGCTCCACTGTGCTGGCCACCCAGCTCGGCGGCGATCAACTGAGCCCGCCCTACGACGAAGCGCTGGACGGCTTCGCGGGCAACTATTCCGTGCCTTGGCCTGGCAGCCAAACCTGCCCGCGCCGCCTGCAGATCGCCACCCCGGATATCGACGCGGCCTACCGCGACCCCACCGAGGCCGAGGGCGCCTCTCTCTACCGACTGAACATCCCGACCGACCTACTGATAACGGAGGTGGCATGAGCGACGCCGATCTAGTCCGCAACCTTAACGCCTTGCTGAAACCGCGAGCACGCAAAGAACTGCGCCAGCTAGAGCCGCGCGGGCCGCTCAAGGGCAAGCGCGTGCAGGCGGGTTATACGTCAGCGCCCACGAGCGGCGGCATTGCCAGCCCGCTGACCGAGAAAACCAAGGATCAAGGCGGCAGCCAGGTGGCGGACCGCGAGTATTACCCCGCCGGCTTGGTGTCGAGTGACGGCCTGTTCGTATTACCAGCCCTCAAGAAACAGAGTTTTACCGACGCCAATGGCGCCGAGGTGGTCATGGACTTCGCCACGCCGGGGACTCTATGACGCAGCCACTGTGGGGCTTTCCGTGGCATGGCCTGCTGATCAGCCCTGGCTATCAGACCAAGTTGCGGGTGGGCGATGCGGGCGGCGCAGAGTTGCCGATCAATCAACCACCTTTCCCGCCCAACCTGGACGGCGCCATTGGCGAGTATTATTTCGGCGGCGGCGACTTACATGTGTTGCGGTTGCCGGGCATCGCACCATTGAGCCTGACGCCCGAGGAAACTACCGAGCAGGCGGCCCTTGGGCGCACCTGGCAGAACTACACGCTGTTGCATACGAGCATTGCGCGTGACCACTGGTCGGCGGCGAATGGGCTGCGCATGAGCGGCTGGGTGTGCATCGACGCTGCCGGCGACCGATGGCTGGTGAAGCCGGTTGCGGTGCCAAACGTGCGCGGCGATAGCTTGATCGATATCGGCGAGGCGCTGACGTTGAAGTTCGACGTGGTGCCGTTCGGCTATCTCGGCCAGGCGCCGGTCGCCCCCGTGCAGATCGAAGCCACCCTGGCCGACCTGCAGCAAGACGGCGAGCCGCTCGGCACCACCGAGCCAAAAGTGCTCCTGCGTACGGCCAGCATCGCCAGCCACGGGCGTGAAGTGCTGATCGCCCTGTATGCAAAGGGCGCCGAAACGACGCGCGACTTCGCTTGCGGCTGGTTGAAACTGGAGTGTACCGGCGTCGGCCCGGACTTCGGCCTGAGCCTCTCGGTGGTGCATAGCCGCGCCGACTGCCTGGGCAATGCGCAGACCAGTGACGCGGATGGCCGGATTGGCTACCTACTCGCGGCCGGCATGAGCTATGCCGTGGCCGACCGCACACTGACCGGTAGCATGATCGGCGTTGACTTGGTTGTGCCGCCCCCCGGCACGCCGAACCTCTGGCCGGTGGGTACGCGCACAGCGATCAGCAACCGATCCGAGCGCATTCTGAACTTGGTCTACGACGATGCCGACCAGATCGTCACGCTGAGCGCCGACCTGCTGTGGACGCTCGACGAGACCTATGACGCGCCGAGCTTCGTCAGCGCCAGCGGCACTTTGGTAGCGGGCTTTCCCGAAGGGCAGAACGCTTCGGAAGCGCACGGCCGCATAGATTTTTCAGTTGAGCGCACGGCGACTGCCTCGGAGACCCACGAGGTGCTGGTCAAGCGCAATGGCAGCACCGTGGACCAGGGCCGCCTGCGCCGCGATTACGCCGGCAGCAAAACGGAGGTGCTGTTCTTCGAGGCGGCTGGTGGCTACGCGGCCACGCTGTCGCCTGCCCATATCGATGCCAAAACCATGGCGCCGGTCTGGACGGACGGACGCACGCGCACCGACTCATTCACGATCAACGGCGCACAGGCCTACAGCTATACCAGCCCAGCCAACCAGTCGTTTATCGCCCAGTGGACGCCCTATGCCTGGGGCAGCGCCGCGAACTTCACGGTCTACACCGGCGGGCAGTACAGCCAGGCGAGTTACGGCCTGCGGCGGGTCAGAAACCAACTCATCAAGGCCCAGCACAGCCTGTACAACCCACAGACCGGCTCGCAGTTCAGTAAGGAGCACCGGTTCATCGCCAGCCAGGCCCTGTGGGACAACCCGGTCGCCGAGTCTGACCCGTTCTCGCTGACCGGAAGCTACAACCCCGTCACGCATGAGTTGTACGTCGACTCGGTCACCGCCATCCACATCTAAGGAGTCACCATGCAGCTATTCCTCAACAACTGGGCGGCAACCTTGACGGCGCCGGCCACGGCCACAGACGGCCAGATGACAATTGATGCCATGCTTGCCGCTGAACTGGTGGGCTTGGTCGGCTACCTTGGCGGGGGCTTTTATGCCGTTACTGCAGCGCTAACCGACGAGCATGGCGCGGAAATAGCCTGGGAGGTGCTCTATGTCTTCAGCAATACCGATGGCGAGCTACTCGTTCAGCGAGCCCAAGAGGGTACCTCCGCGCTTGACCTGCCCGCCGGCACTCAGATCAGCGGGCGCCTGACCGCCGGATCGATTACGAGCTTTCTCGCTGATGTACATGCACTGGGCAGGTTCGCGAAGTTTTCGGAGTCCGAACAGTTAACGCTCGCGGACCAGGTAAGCGCCCACATCTTTTCACCCGCCAGCAATGCCGCCGCACTGTTGTTCGAGTTCAGTTACGCGAATATTAACTACAGGGCGCTGAATATCAGCATTGACCTGTACCCGTTTAACAGCAGCCAGACATTCGACCTGACCATTCCTGAAGGCTGGGGCGTGCTATGCGACCTCCCGGCCGGCACTGCGGTCAACGGCACGGGCGAGGCGCCTTACGTGCTGACCCTTCCAGCCTCGGAACTGTACGTTATCGAGATTCGCGGCCTCGACTATGTGCGGGTGAACATCAGGACCTTTGAGAGTTATCAGCAGCTAGCTTGACCCTGTTGCAGGGTGCCGGTAATGCAGTGTTAAGCTAGTTGGGCCAGGACGGCAATCATGCATAAGGAGTTGCAATGCTTCGCCCCATCCCCCGCATCTTGCTTACCTCAGCAGCCATCGTAGCCGCCGGCCTCATCGGCACCTATATCGGCTTCAACCAGGCTTCCGAACTAAAGCTCATCCATCAGCCTGCAGCCGAGTGTGAACCGGTTGTGCCGATGGAGCCGCGAGCAATTTGACGCGCACCCCGCGCCTTCGACTGCCTGTAGATGAACAATACAAAGCCCTTCGCATAGCGGCGCCACTCTCGCGAAAGGATATCGCCCTGACCCGCACACTCGTAATTTCGACAGCGACTCTGCTTGTGCTCAGCTACGTCATCCCGTGGTTTGCAGTACCACCCCAGCTCTGATCTTCACGGCAAGGACGGCCGACATGACAAACAAGGAACACCTGCTCGCTGAACTGCTTACGCTTACCTCGCGAAGCATTACCCACCTGACGGCGTCGATGGCCACGTTGTCCTTTGACTTGCTACGCAGTACCGATCCGAGCGTACGTGCGGCGGCTTCCAAAATGATTGCCCGCATGGAGGCAGTGAGCAAGGAGCTGGATCAGCACTGGAAGCTAATTGCCGAACTGACCGGGGAAGAAACGCCAGAACGCATTGATGCGATGGTAGAGATTCACCTGCATGCGGTGAAATAG